TGATCTCTAAACCGAGACCACCTAATAGTCCCTGAAGCGCATCCCAACCATCAACGGGGACGATAATATCGTCACCGAAGACGAGGACCTCCTTAGAGACGCGTCGGATATTGTGAATGGTATACTTCCAGCCTCTAGAATAGAGGACAGAAGATATAGCAAGCACAGTAAACAGATACGTCTGGACAGGAAAGGTACAAGCAGAACCCATACAAGAAAACTTCCTCAGCTTGTGAAAGCGGGGGGAGCACTTGTCGATCTCGTTAGAGATCCAACGGGTCCTTGAGGCATGTAGGGCGCTTACAAGAGACGGAAGTCTCCGAAATAAGCGCTCGACAGACCAACAAGAGATCCGATCAGATGCAGATGACAGATCTACCGTCACATGCATCTGGTTATGGGAAGCTAGTCGTGCGGCCTCTTGATTGAAAGTCTGATCACGAAAGTGAATCGAACTAGCAATCGGGGTGGACGCAAGACGATCAACGAAATAATCCTTGATCATCTGCTGACACCATTGATGAGCTACTGGCTCAGAGGCAATAAGCCTCGGACCCTTTAGCGTCTTTGGTACAGCGATGAGCTTGGATGGGAACTCGTGACTCGAAGAGAGATCACTAGAACCCTCGTTGTTGGCAAAGTCAGCCCAAGAAGCCAAGTTCGCAAAAGCGAACTCGGCCATCGGGAAGACAGAGCCAAGCTTATCTGGCCAGCTTGGGAAATCATACTTGAAGAAGGTATGATGCTGATCAGACACTGCACCTGGTCCATGCTTAGCACGCCACTCAGAGCCTTCGAAGACTCCGAGAGAACTCGCAACTATGTCGGCTACCGATTGGGTAGCGTCGTAGAGTGCGGGGTCAATGGCAGGGGGAACCTCATCTTGGTCATCGTCTCCGATGAGATCAAGAAGAGGAACAGGAACAGTAACATCCACGTCACCAAAGTGGAGGCGTGGAAGGTTATCCGTCCTGAGTAAATCTTCGTCCCAATTAAGAGACGGAAGACGAACACCCCTATCTGTCTGGAAGAACTCGTGGACATGTTCCCACGTTCGCGAGTCACTACAAGCCACCTCGACCTTCTTAGCTCCATAAAAGAGCTGACGGAGGAGAGATATGGATGTAATGTCCGGATCAGATCTAAGCACTCCATTCTCGTCAAAGACACGGAGCATCAACCCCTTGAATAGTCGAGGGACTGATGTCCCCCTCTTGTATGGCCTAAATCCGGCTATGCAAAAGGAGGATAGGTGTCCACTGGATAGAGCACGATCAAAGTGCTTACCAGCTGTCGGGAGGTCTATCATAAGGAATGACAGGCCCCTCGAACGGACGAGTGAGAGCAAGCGAGAAGCATCCCGCTCACTATCAACACGGAGAGGTGGGATACGCACGGCAATATCAGAAAGATATGCCGAGTATAGTCCCTGTAGATAAGATACGAAGCTTTTCATGGTGCATTTCCTTTCTTCAAGGATTACATCATCATCGGCTACGTACACCCATCTCCTAGGAGAAGAGCCTACGAGGCAAGAATGCCTCTACGACTCCTTACCCAGCAACTTGGCTGCGATACCACCAGCTTTTACCATGTAAAAGCTCATGGCCTCAGACAAGTCGATGATGTCCGAACTGACTTCAAATGCACTATTTCGAATAGTGTAGATGACCTCAGTTAGGAGACCAAGAGGAAACGTTGTAGTCGGTTTCAGAAACCTTTGGAAAGTCACAGTGTGACGATCGAAGGCTTGTGTTCCCGCTTTCACCGTGTCCTTAGTATGCCGCACCTTTGCGGTATACTGAACAAGCGTTTCGTCAAGGAAATATTCCGACGAATAGCTGTCTTGGTTAATCAGCGGCAAGACCTTGGCAGTTCCACCGGAACCGTCAAGGGTCACCGTCAGGGTTGAACCTAGCATTCTTATCTACTCCTCTGCTAACTCGGTTACTCAGCGAGAACGCTGAATAGCGAGCGAGCCGAGGACCGAAAGTTCACGAACCGAGAAAATCGGTATCGTGGCCGTTAATCCAGCACCCTGCGTGACGCGAGTTTTCGTCTCGTAGAGTCGCGTACCACCACCCCCTGTTACCCAAGATTCGGTATCAGAGCGTGTCCAGCACTCCTTGGTCTGCTGGTGTGTCATAACCAAAGGCACACTAGGAGCAAGGGAGAGCAAATTATTGGTAGAGTCAAGAAACTCACCAAAATTTGCAAACCAGTCGACAAGCCATGTCCATGGGACAGCGTCCCAAATCTCCTTCGGAGAGATATTCAATCCGAAGACGAGGTCACGAGCTTGGCGATAGAGTTGCTTGGAGGAAAGGCGCGGTCCGTGAGGCCAGGGATTCGTCCAACGGACGGATCCCCATACATCGGTCTGCGTGATAATATCACGCCGAACTTGTATGAGTTTACCCAAAGCACTATCTATAGTTAAGGTAGAGCTTGAAGAGTCAACATGGGACCACAGAGCAGCAACCCCCTTAAAATCATTTCTGATAGAAGGGGGAATAGCTTTTCCTACGGTACGGTGTAGCCCTCCGTTCTGATTGAACAAGACGTCCAAATCGTGATAGCGTCGCATGACTCTATCTTCGAGTTGGAACATCTTACGGAGATCGCTGATAAGAGGAGACCAGCCCATAAGATAGCTAAGATTGACATTCGCGACCGATTTGGCCGAGAAGCCTCTATTAGCTACCTCGAAATCGAACTGTTTATGGTTCAGATTTCTTAAGAGTTTAAGTCTCCCTATATC